CTGTCTGAATTGCTTCCATTGCTTGCTGTTGTAAAGCCTATTAAATGACTTGCGATCTTCAGATAGGGCACCTCCGTGGATGCCGCAAAATGTAGAGTTGTTGACCTTCGGGTTGGTGCAGCCTAACTCCCGGCAGGTTGTCTGCTTGGGCGTTCGTGGCATGAGTATGTGGCGAGGTCTAGGAATAGATCCGATTCTTTGCGAGTCATGTGTCTTGTGATTGACTCTAGTTCTTCACGCTCCATGAGTGCGTTTAACAAACAGTAGAGCGAGTAGGGCACATCATCTTGATTGTGTATTGCCTGGAAGATGAAGTCCTTTTCGTTGGCTAAATGTTCCAAAGCCTTTTCAATTCTCATTTCAGGAATGTGAGTTTGTATAGTGTTGACTGCATGAGCGCTTCGATCTCGTCGATGCTGTTTTGTATAGCTGAGTCTGAACCCATAACTGCCCGATAGTCTTTGACGTAACCAAGCATGTACTCTAGCTCTGCTTTGGGTGTTTGTTGCGGTGGCCTGTACTCGACAGGGTAGCTAATCAATTTCCCGTTTAGCCCTTGCCATTGCTCAACCACAGAATCTACTAACCCGCCTAAATCTTCATAGAAATTGCCTAATGCTTTGTGCTGTGCATAGCTTTGGCTTTGCAAGTGGAGAATGTGCGCGTTGGTGACTCCATGCAGCAAGCACATGATAAAAGCGCCAGTGGTTACCGGCTCTTCTTTGAATTTAAGCCTTATTGACATAAGCGCTCCAAAAAAAGCCCTCGCGGAGAGGGCAACCAGGGGAAGGAGTCACTTTTTGAGTTTACTCCCACTTCTTGACGAATTCAATGCCATGATGTACGCCTCGATTCGAGTCGCGTAAATCAGCATCTCAGCCTCGTTTTGCTTTGTGAGTAGGTTTCTACCCACAGCCTTCATTTCTTCGACCGTAAGCCTTCTCCAGGGCTCTACGATGCCTTTTACCGAGTCCCACTCACTCACCTCTCAACCTCCTAAGCTGTTCTTCTGCTTCGTCGGCTAGCTGCCTAGCTCTCAGAGACAGATCCTCGGCCATTTCACAGATCTCGTCGATCTGAAGCATGAGTTTGTCAAAGTCGCTGAGATCTTCCGTCAGTGAATTTAGAAATGCTTGCCTTGCTTGCTCTTTCATAGTTCCCTCTTGATTTGATTAGCCAGTTCTTCGCCGCGATCAGTAAGCATCCACACATAAGCCTTGCTTCCAGATGGAGCGGGTCGCTTTACCTTGTTTCCGTCGTCGTCTCGGTAATGTGTTACTAATCCCGCATCCTGGCAGTCTTTCCTGCGTTTACCGATACTGTTTTGTTGTAGGCCAGTCTTGTCTGCCAGTTCGTAGTCGGTTAGGTTGCCGTGTTCAAGTAGGGCAAGCAGGGCAGTGCGCCTGTGGTTGCTAGCCTTAAACCTTGCGTCGATTGCCGCCATGTGTGAAGTCAGCGGGTCTGTGCGTCTTGCCGTTGGAAAAGTAAATGGAATCATCCCTCGCCCCTTAGTAAGTCTGCTGCATCTTTGTGACCACGTTTTTCTAAAAGCTCAATACAGTGATTAAGCCTCGCTTCTCCTACGTTAAACCTTACAAGCTCAGCGAAATCTTCCAGCTCTTTTAGATTCACTGGCTCACCTGTCTTGAAATAGGTTGGTAGTTTGGCAATCTTTGCCATCCTAATTATCTCGTCTCGTTTTATCTCTGAAATCATGGCATTCCTTTCAAATGCTTTGACATAAGAATCGTTTTTATGTGCTCAGGAACTTTGGGCAGCGGAGCCCATGCCACAGCCCAGTCAGTCCACGTTCCGATCACGCAAACACCTCCAGCGTTGAGTAAAAGCATCTTTACCCCTCGCGGCGGTATTTCATCGTCCGGCGTTCGCCAATTGGATTCGCCAGCTATGTAGGTTTTCACGCCGGCCTCGGCCACAAGTAAGAAGTCGCTTGTTTGTAGCCCTTGTCGATAAGCGTCTGCTCTTTTATCTCACGCCCGCCTGGGAGCACAAACGTTTTTTTCTTGCTGTAGTGCGGCACGATCATAATTTCGTGCGCGTAATAGACGTTTACCCAGTCGTGCTCTTGCATCTTCGCTTCTATTTTCATGTCATTGTCCTATGTTAAACGGGTTGTTATAAAACTTCGCTTCTACGGTGACTCTGCTTTTGTGAAACTTGGGCTTTTCTTTGACCACGGGTTTTTCTTCAACCTTGTCGGTTACAAACTCGTAAACACGTTCTTTCCCTAACACATTTACGATTACCTTTGTTTTTAGGTAGCCCTTTCTGGTCAAGTTCCTAAGATTTCTGTCGCAAGATCTTTTGTCCGTTTTCATCTGCAACTGAACCTGTTTCAGAGTCGCCGGTGTCTTACGTTTCTTCAGGTAAGCAAGAACCTTTGACTGACCATCGGTCATCGTTGATTTCCATTTGATGGAATCACTCATGTTGTGATCGCCGCTCATGATTTTCTTTGGTAGTAGTAAGACCATGCTCCAACGTGCTGCTTAAATAGTTTCTCTTTCGAGATCAGCTTGCGGGCTTCTAATGCCCTAATCATCTTGAGCGCGTTCTGTGGTGTGCAGCCAAATTGATCGGCTAAGTTTTGCAGTGACTTAGGCTCGGCCAGCGCGTCCAAGTAAATATTCTGGGTTTTAGTTAGCGGTCTAAAGCGCTTGATGATTCGTTTGCCAAACTTTGCAACCGATTGCTCAAACTCAGGCCGACCAGAGATCATCACGCCCATCGTCTTTGCAAGCATTAACACTTCTTGCTGGTTCACTGATTTTTCTCCTTCAAGGCTTGCTCAATCGCTTTAGCAAAACCCAAGCGATCAAACCACACCGAGTTACTAACATCAATCTTTTGTGAGAGATAACTCAAGTCTAGAAGCTCATCATCCGTCAGTGAAACCCACTCTTTCTTAGTTGCTTCCTTGCGCAGTCTGCTGACATGACCCTTGTTGTAACCAGTCTGCTTTGCAATGTCTGTAACCCTGAGTGACGGGTCTTTGACCAGCTCTCTTACGATTTCACCTCGGCTTTTCATTTGTCAGCCCTCGCAATTGCCGCTGCATTTGTGTACGTCTTACCGTAACGCTTTCTCAGCTTTTCTATGTTCTGTTGCAGAACGTATTCGCGGTCTATGCAGAATGCTTGCCGAATGCCTTGCAAATAAAACTCGATGTCGCCTAGCTCCTCGATAAGATTCGTGAAGTCCAACGGTTTCTGGTAGATCGCAAACTTCTTGATCGTGTCTAAAAGCTCGCCAGCCTCACCAGATACGCCTATTGCCATGTGTAATGCGTAAGCCTGCATAGGTGTTAGCTCGTCTATGATTTCTTGCCCTGGCTTTGCTAACTGACTTACTAATTCGTGATGTTCTTTCATGGTTTCCTCAGTTCATTTTTTGGGCAAGCACATTTCTTGCTTCTGCCACCAACATTTCAAGTTCGCCTATCGACTCGTTCCAAACAACAACATGGAAGTACAACTTTATTTTCCAGTTGTGTTTGTCCTTTAGCCATTGCTCAAATTCTTTTTGCACTTTCATGTAAATAAAAGGCGTGGCAAGCGGTCTAATTGGGACTGTTAGCCTCATGACATTTTTTACTGGGGCAACACAATCCGATTGCTTGATAAATTGATAGCTGAATCCAGAACCTTCGTAAGTACTGACAAATTCTTTCCAGCAATCCCATAAACGTTCTTCGTTTTTAGTCATAACTCACCACGGCGCTGGTTCAAAAGGAATAGGCTCAGGCTTAATCTTTTTAGGCTTAACCCATTTGTTACCTACAAACGCAGGAAACGGCCATTTGCCAGCCTTAACCGCTTTCTTGATGGTTTGGTCTACTTTCTCGTCTTTCATGCTCGCCTCATCAGTGATTTAAGTTTGCTGATCTCTTGCAATCCTCGCTCTTTATCAATCGGAGCGGCAAGCATTTTCACGATAGGCGGCGGTGCCATCCGACAAACGGCGCGAAACTGTATGACGTTCGGCGGTCTATCCGGCAGGCATTCAAGACCGTAAGCAATCTCATGTGGTCTAAAACCAGATAATTCTTTAGCCCAGTTTTGCATGACTTCTTGGATCTGAACGTCTCTGTACTGATCTACGAAAGCCTTGCCATAGGTAAGCGCCATCTTCTTAAAGATGATCTCAATCACTTGAATGTCCATTAGCCCTCCAGCAGATCTTGGTGGGGTGTAATGTCGATCTCTCGCTTATTGCCAAAGATGACATCAATAGCATTCTTGTAGTGATTGTCTTTTCTTATGTCGTCAGTTATCCACTCAGCCTTAAATCCGGCCCATCCCCTTTCGCATGAAATCTGAAAGACCTCAGCAATAGTCATGCCGGCCGACTTAGCCTCTCTTTTTAAGCCTTCAAATGCTGCGGTTGTAAGCGGAGCCCTTTTCTGTTTTCGCAGCTCTTTGTAAGACCTCCAGAGAACATCGGAAACACCTTCTGGCTTCTCGACAATAATGTTTTTAATCTTATTAGAAGATGAAGATGAAGAAGAAGATGAAGGGGTTGGTTTTTGTTTAACCTCTTTTATAACCTCATGGTTATCCTCAAGGTTAACCTTGCCCTTAGAAACAAGAGCTGGATTACCACCCTTCTTTCCGCCTAAAGCCCTGATTTCTCTAAGATTTTCATCACGAATCATGCGCCGTGAGCATATAGAACCATCTTCGGCAACGTCATAAACGCCAGCAACCTTTAATTCGTTAAGCCAAGCGTTAACAACCTCAATGGTCTCACCAACCATACGGGCAAGGTTATCGGGAAGGATAACCTTATCGCCAACCTTAAGGTGACCATAAGGTTTACCTTCGTGCATGAAGCAAATCATGTCAATCCAAAGCCCTCGGGCTCCGGTAGAACAAGATCTAAGGCCTGTATCTCTTAGCCAATCTGCCGGATAAAACTGAAAGGAAGGCCTTTTCATTTAGCTTTCCCTTCTTCTTTATTCAGATAAAAATTCCAAGCCGCATAAAAGAATTGTCTTGCGCTTTTACCTAGCTCGTATACAAGTTTTGCGTTTGGATTGTCTTCGGGTAAACAAACGCTTACGGCCTGGAAGCCAGCAATCAAAAAAGCCGTTTCATTTCTAAATGCTGGCTCGTCAGGAAGCCTTGAGATAATTTCGTTTAATAAGTCACTGCTGTCGTGGAAAACTTTATGGCAGGTCTCGCACAGGCAAGCTAGCTGCTCATTTTCGTAATCCCATACATCGCGGTTAGATATGTATTGCTTGTGATGAACGTGCAATGTTTTCTCACCGCTCTTACAGACGCTGCATAAAAAATCATTAGCCTGGAAAACTTCAAGACGTTTTTTTTGCCATCTCGGATCGAGATATTGGCTGCGATAAGACTTCGCCATAATCACCTCTCATCAAAGGTTGTCATCACTGATGGTGCAAAGGGCAGGCGGGTGATGAGACCGCTTTTCGGGAGCTACCCTAGCCTTTGCGTACTACTCAACAATCGTATTCAGAAATCCACAATCTTGCAAGTCCATCCTGCTTTTAGCTTTCCCCATCCGTGAACGGTGATCTTCCACCCTGCGGCCAAGATCGCAGACAGATGCTCTGACTCTTGTATCTTGGTTACCCTGGCAGCAACATTACCTCGGCTTGTAGTCTGCACCAAGAGCGTCTCACCGGGTTTTATAGCCAGTATGTCGCCTATGCCGAATAGGTCTTGCCTGATCCTGGCGTGTGGGTTCCAGCGCTCGACAATCTGGCAGAGATAGCCTTCAGACCGTAGCTTTTCCAATGACCGTTGCGTCGGTGATTTACCGCTCATCTGCTTGTCTCTGCCTTTTGTCTGCTGGCTAATGACTTATTTAGGGACATGTATAACATCACTTTCACGCAATAAATAACGGAGAAACACATGACAACAGCACACGAAGAACTTGAAGTACGTCGCCAAGTGGCAATGGATGTAATGGTTATTACAAAGTGCAAACTTCAGCGCAACGTCAGATATGTTCGCAGCCAGAGCAACTGGATGAAAATCACTAGGGATAAAAATTCGTTTTGTTTTGCGAGAGGGTATGCAGGACAGCCTAAAGCCAAGGACATTGATACTTTTTCTTTTACTTGGGTAGCCAACTGGAATGAAGCAATAGAAAAAGCAAAAAGCACACTAGCTTGGATTGAAATTTAATCACCGGGGCTTTGGCCCCCTTACAGGAAATAATCATGAGGAAAATAGAATGGCTGGCCTACATAGCATTGGGGATGTTTTACGGAGTTCTAATGTTTCTGTTCGTGAGGTGAAAATGAACGTCTACAACTTAATCGCAAAAGTATCGGCCGATCTTTGCCAGCATGGAATCTCTAAAGACCGCAAGAATGCTCAGCAGTCTTACAACTTTCGTGGCATTGATGACGTTTACAACGCACTAGCTCCGATCATCAGCAAACACGGTCTTGTAATTCTGCCTCGGGTTATGCGCCGAGAAGTGTCTGAGCGCATGGGCAAAACCGGATCGTCACTCTTTTATGTCGTGGTTGAGGCTGAGTTTGATTTTGTCTCTTCGCATGACGGAACCAAGCACACGGTTAAGACGTTTGGTGAAGCCATGGATTCAGGCGATAAGGCTACTAACAAGGCTATGTCCGCTGCTTATAAATACGCAGCCTTCCAGACGTTCTGTATACCAACTGAAGGCGATAACGATGCCGACGCAACCACACATGAAGCAGAAACTCCAGAGTTCACAGAAAAACTAATGCTAATCGCGGCAGCTAGCAAAGAGACCTTAAAAGATGTGTATGAGAAGTATTACAACGAATACAAGGATTATCCTAACCTTCAGAAACAGATCATCAAGGTTAAAGATCAACGTAAAAAAGATTTAGGGATCGGGCAATGAACACAGTAAAAGCGTTAGCTATAGATAAAGCGTTAAGACTGCTTAACGCGTCTGGATGCAAATATTTTGTAATTGACGAATTAGGAAAAACATACGGAGAGCTTCCTGTTGAAAAAAAATCAAAAAAACAATCAAGGTACAAACCGGGAGTTATGTCTAATTACTTCAAGCCTTTTTTGGTTAACGCAAAAATTGGTGACGTTGTTGTTATCCCTTTTAACGATTTTGATCCAAGAGCGTTATCTGGTGCAATTACTGCTTATTTGTCAGGCACCTGGGGAAAACAATCTTATAAATCCTGCACCACAAATTCTTCTATTGAAATATTGAGGTGCTCATGAGAGACCCACATGCTGCGGTTGATTACATCCTAAAACACGCTGAAAAGTTTGCAGACGCTAGGGCTCAACGTGTGTATTTGGAAGAGTTTAGAAAAAGCAAAAAAGCCCTGCTGATGCAGCTAAACACCGCTCAGCCGATCTCCGCTCAAGAGCGTGATGCGTACGCTCACCCTGAGTATTTGGAGCTTTTAGAGGGCTTAAAAATAGCCGTGGCGATAGAAGAAAAGTTACGATGGGATCTTGTTGCTGCCCAAGCTCGCGTAGAAATTTGGCGCTCAGAGCAAGCAAACGCCAGAGCAGAAATTAGGAACACCCAATGATGTACAGAAACCAGAAACTATTGGAAACCGTTCGTGAGTTTGAGTGTGCTTTATGCGGTGCTGAAGATGGGACGGTGGTAGCCGCGCACAGCAATCAACTTAGAGACGGGAAAGGGAAAGGGATAAAAGCAAGTGATGCAGCTATAGCAGCGCTTTGTTATCGGTGTCACATGGCTATAGACCAAGGGCATCGCATGAACAAGCAAGAGAAAGAAGCTATGTGGGAGCAAGCCCACCGTAAAACAATGTTGTGGTTATTTGAAAGAGGAAAAGTATGGGTTCGGTAAACAAAGCGATCATCATCGGTAACGCAGGAAAAGATCCAGAGATCAAATACACGGATGCAGGGGTTGCTGTTTGTACCTTGACGCTAGCAACCAAACATTCTTGGAAGCAGCAAGACGGTAGCCGCCAGGAAAAAACAGAATGGCATCGCATCGTTTTCTGGGGAAAGCTAGGAGAGATTGTCGACAAGTACGTTAAGAAGGGCTCCCAGGTTTACGTCGAAGGTCGTATCGAAACACGAAAGTGGACAGACAAAAACGGTAACGATAAGTACACCACCGAGATCGTTGCTGACCAGATGCAAATGCTAAGCGGCAGACCTAAAGCAGAAATAGATAACGATGAAGAGGTACCGTTCTGATGGAGCAGGGAACTGAGGAATGGAAACTCGCCCGTCTCGGTAAGGTCACGGCATCCAGGGTATCGGATGCTCGTGCCAAGACCGGAACCGCAGCGCGAGCTAATTACATAGCCGACATCATTACAGAGCGCCTTACAGGCTCACCAATCGAGTCTTATACAAATGCTTATATGGAATGGGGAACTGCAAATGAACCGCTTGCAAGAGCCGCATACGAGATTAAAACGGGTATATGGGTGGAGCAGGTCGCCATCGTCAATCATCCGCACATTAAGTCGTTTGCAGCGTCTCCTGATGGTCTGGTCTGGACGGATGGTTTACTCGAAATCAAATGTCCGAAAACCTCCACGCATTTAGGCTGGATGATGAAGGGCGAACCGCCTTCCGAGCACAAACACCAGATGCTTGCTCAGCTTGCCTGTACAGGTAGAGAGTGGGTTGATTTTGTATCGTTTGACCCACGGTTGCCCGAGCATCTTCAATTATTTGTGGTTAGGTTTCAACCGGAGCCTAAAGACATTGAAGACCTAGAGAAAGACGTAATGACTTTTTTACAGGAAGTTGACACAATGCAAAGGAAATTAGGATGAGCTGGAGAGAGTTAATTGCAGAGCAAAGAACCCCGCGCACATTCAAGCCCGTCGAGGAAATCTGGCGACAGTACGGCTGGAAGCCGCCCTCAACAGAGTGCGAAGACACCATCGAAAAACATAAAGCATTTCGAGCCTGGAGCCTCGGAGAACTGGCTTTCGATCATCAAGGAAGTCAAGAGCAGTGATCGACAGGAAATTTCGGCAGCTTATGAAAAAGTTATGCCGCTGGTCGTTGAGGATTGGGCTCACTGGCTTTTATCGAAGCCTAAGACTCGGCGGCTACCGCTCATCGAGCAGATAGCAAAACATCACGGTGAGAGCGTTGGAGACATGGTTAAAAACGCTCTCATCCGCTTGCATAAAGTCTAGCTTCGTCGCGCCTTCTTTTCACTAACCCAGGCATTTCTTTACCTGCGGCTTTTGTCCACATCATAAAAGCCTCGGCCGCGCCCTCGTAATCGCCTCGATTGTGTCGCATCCTGATAGTCGAGCGCTGTAAGTTTCCTAATCCAACATTAAACCCAAAGCTGGTGAGTGCATCAGCGCGATTAGGAGTAAGACCAGCAGGACATAGTCGGCGTACGCCAGCCTCAAACGCCAGCAGATCCTTGTAAAGAATCTCATCGACTTCTGCCATCGTGAGCGTACGATCCCATCCGCTCGGGATCGGTAAAGAGAGTCTCTCTTCAAACTTCACCCTTATGTGTGATGGGTCGATAACATGCCCTACGCCTATCGTCCAAAGTCTTGCAGGGCATCGGTAGGGTCTAAGCCTTACGCCCTCGTGATGCTTGAGCATACTGAGGGTACTACTTTGCAAATGCGCGGCTCCCAAAGTGGAATGCAATGATTGCAGCCCAGATCTGCTGCGTCTCATCATCCCAGAGCTGATTGAGCATTTGATCAAACGGTACGTTCATTGTCCACGCGTACCAAAAACCTGCAACATCTACAAAGACCAGTAGCGCAAACATGCCATAAGTAATCACTGGTCTAACAAGAGCGCGAAGGTTCTTAACCCACTGCGAAACACCCTCACCAAGGGCTATATCGTGGGCATAGAGCGCTTTCATTTCCTCGGCTTGAGCTTGTATCTGGACTTGCTCTGTGCGGATCTCCTCAACCCTTTGCTGAGCCGCAAAGCCCTCTTTTGCCATCTCTAGCTCACGCTGCATCTGGAGCTGTGCAAGCTGGAGTTCGTGAGCCTTGTCCTTGGAGTCCTGCCAAATATCAAGCAAACGCGGGACACCGCCAGCAAGGAACGAAAGCAAAGAAGAAAGGAGGGTCATCATGATGTTGTGATTTGATCCGAGCCTTTTTTAACCGTCACTTTGGAACCCTGAACGTCTACTTGCATAGGCTCAACACGGTCTAATTTGTCTAAACGATGGATAAGGTCTTTGATAACTTCAAACTCAGGCTTTTCCTGCTTTGCGGCAGTGCCTGCTATCCCATTCAGCATTTGAATAAGTGCAGTAAGTGAAGCGCCAAGAAGACCCATAACAGCAGCAATTTTTTCGCCTTCTAAAAAGACTGATGCTCCGACACCTACAAGAACAATCAAGAAAATATATAAAAGCCCATCTTCGCCAATCGCTTTGCCAGCAACCTCTTTAGCAGAGTCCTGCGCCTTTAGCTCTTCAAGTTTGATTCTTGCCTGAGCTTTTAGAAGCGCAATCTCATGAGCTTTATCATCCATCACTTGTCTTGCTTATGGTCTAGCTTGTCAAAGATCTTAGCGAGCATGTTTTTTATGTCGCTGATGTCTTTCTCGTAATCTGGCTTTAGAACATAGGCATGAGGCAAACCTTTTTCTAAATCTCTAAGGTCGCGCTGTAGCTCTTGCTGAGCTTCCCAAACCACACGGAAGAACCAGCCGAATGCGGCAGAGAGGACGCCGAAGGCGATGTTAAGCAGCGTTTGCGAGTCCATAATATTTAAGGTTCCTAGCAAGTCGTTCGTCATCTGGCGATAGATCCACCGCCGCCACACCGTGTCTTATAGCTTCGTCTTTTAAGCCCAGGTGATGAGCTGCTACCGCTGCGAGATCATGCGGTTTTGCGCCCCAGACTTCAGGATCGCATGTATAAACCAGTTGTTTGTCTTTGATCTCCAATGCCATTGTAGCCGCGTGGAAGCATTCTTTCCACATAGACTTCATGTAAAAGGACATCGCCGCGTCTACCCACGGCTCACGCGTTCCAGGAGCCTCGGCTATCGCCATCCTGTACCACTTTAGAGCTTCCCAGGGGTTCTGTTTATGGTCATAGGCCTTGCCTAACAACCGCATGGCATAGCACCGCTCATTCGGCCATGTCGCCTCTGGCATGTCGAGATAGGTGTTGAGTGCGGTTATAGCCTCATCCCAGAGGTGATAAAACGTAAGTTCACGGGCAAAGTAAAAAGCATTACGCGGTTCGCGTGGATTTTCCTTAACAGACATGCGTAATAAATCAAGATACTGGCCTCGGCTTTTAGTTGGGTCCGGGTAGTGACTTACTAATAGCTTGTCAGTTTCAGCGTATACCTCTGTAATGCGAAGATCAGGGATTGGGTATTCATGGACAGGGCAAAAAAATGAATAACCGTGACGAGCAAAGATTTTTTCGTATCTAAAACGAATGCCTTGCCCCCAGTCAAACAAGTAACGCAGACGTGTTGTCTTGCCTAATTCCCATACCCTTTCAATTTCTTCGCGCCATCCCTCTTCTAACACTTCATCCAAGTCTAAGCTGACAATAATGTCAAAGTCTTTGGGCGTGAGAGCGATGGCAACATTTCTCGCCGCGTCAAAACGCCAGGGAGATATGCAAATATCGTAAACCGTAGCCCCACATTCTTTGGCTAACTCAACCGTTTTATCAGTGCTTCCCGTATCGGCAATTAAGATTAGATCAGCATCTTTAGCCGAATTACAGAACCTCTTAACAAACTGCTCTTCGTTCTTTGATATTGCGTTAACGCAGATTTTCATGTCGTGTCCTTTTCCATTCCCCGTAAAATTCTTGCTCAGCTTTTAATCTTGCAGCAATTGCATCTTCTTTTTTGGCGAACCTTCCTAGATACAAATTTGTGTAATCAACTTTAATATAAGCGGCCCAAGCATTTGCTTTGAAACAAACCCCGGAGTAACCGGTTTTGTTATTTTTGTTTAACGATAAATTTTTCCCATTTTGAGAGTTAGTCGCCTCTCTTAAATTGACTATACGATTGTCGATCTTAATCCCGTTTATGTGATCCAACTGATCCACCGGGTGTTTGCCGTGATGCAAAGCCCAAGCAATTCTATGAGCGTAATAACGCTTTCCGTCAATCATGATGCCTATGTAACCAGCCTTAACAACTGTGCCGGCAGCTTTTTTCTTAATGCGTCCTTTGCCTTCAGCGATCCAGTAAACATTTCCTGTTTCATGTTCGTAGCGAAACAAGCGCTGAAGTGTTTCTATTGGTAGAATCTTTGCAGCCATCTCGAAATCCCTCTTCGTTGGTGGTTAGAAGGCTCGTGCATGTTGGTAGCATCACGAGCTTTCGCATTTTATACAGAATCAGCACCGATGGAATCAGCCACCGGCACTATCCACTGACAAGTTGCTTCATCAAGTACAGCGTCTGGTGTTGGTTGTTGCGGGATAAACGCGTCACGAACGGGATCGTACGTGTAGCCAATGCCTGCGTAGTTTTTCCTGAAGTTGCCGTTGTAGCTGGTCTGCTTCCAGTGCGGATAACCGCCTGACCAATTCTGTAGAAACCAAACACCTTTCCATTCCTGCTCAACACCGTCCTGGTCAAGCAGTTCGTTGTTGTGAACAACATGGACTTCAAGCACCACGTTGTTCTGATCTAGCTTTGCAAAGTGAGCCATGCTTTACCTCAGAATGTGATGGAGCCGTTGCCGGTCCATTTATAAATACGATACCCGCCGCTTGTGGTCACTGTTGGTGAACCTGTTGTTGATGTTGCCGCAAGGTAAGTGTCTGGATACCTAATAATCACAACGCCCGAGCCGCCG